CACATGACCTTATTTCCACAAGTAGTATCACTACATAATTTGATTTTATTAACATCAATATTTTTAGCATCAATAAATTTCAAATCTTTTTCCAAATCATCAAAATTAGGCTTGCCTCTCATTTTTTTAATTCTTTTATATTTTTCCGACCTAATCTGTTCTCTAGTCATCTTAACTTCTGGTTTCTTTTCCACAACTTCTTGAGTATTAACTGGATTTAAATTAATAAGCGCTTTTGCTACTTCTTGTTCGTCTTTCTTTAAATTTGCCGCTTTCTCTTTCTTTTTTTTAGAAACAAGACCATGACCACAATTCAAACTATAATCATTATAACATTTTCTCCATTCTTTTTCTAAAAATTCCTTATCTTCATCTACCACTACTCCACCAGCAAGAATAAAATCTCTTTTGGTCTTTCCCATCTTGCGGCCCATGCTAGTATGCATATCTATAGCATAATCATCCATTTGCATATAAACCGCTCTTTTCTTTAAAAATCCCGCAAAATCAATATTCAATTTTTTTGTAAAATCAACCATTTCTTTTAATTTTTTCACATTTTCAATTTCTGGATTAGCATATAGTGCTGTGTCAATACTGGCGGTAAGGAATATAAATCTTTCTTTTCTATTAATTTTATAAAATTCCGTTAATCTATATTCTAAACATTTTTTCAAAACAGCATTTTCTTTTATATTTTTTCTACTAAACAAATATTCCCAAATCATATAAATATTTTCTTTTCTTCTAAACCGGACTTTTTCACCTTTCTTTTTACCATCAAATATTTTAAACATCCAATAAAACAACTTGCTATCTTTTTCTTCAAAACACTTTTTAAACATTTCAAAATAAAATTTATCTTCTTTTTCTTCTACAATTTCATTTTTAAATCTATAATTCCAAAAACCTCTAATATCACTATTTCTTCTAATCATTTTACTATTAACCAGTAAATAACACATCTTGACAAGAAGTTCGCCCTTTTTTCTATCGCTTTCAAATTTTTCAATTAATTTCCGCAAAACAATATATCTAGCACATTCATTAAATATCATTTCTTCATCCATCATAACAATCAATCTATTTAATAAATTACTAATAATCCCTTTACACATTTTTTTCTCAAGTTCAGTGGTAGCTCCCTCTTCAAATCTCCAAATTTCCAGAGCACACCACACCATTTTTTCATATTCTCTCCTTCGCAAATATTTCTGAAGACCACTCTTAAGCAAATCTAATTTATACCCATGAAAAGATACACTAGAGAAGCAGGTCCTATACTTCATTTTTCCCCGATTTTCCATTTTTTTTTTGTTTAAATTACTTTTGGATACTTGTTTTCTTGAAACAATACTACTCATTATATATTAAAATTAAAAAAGTTGAATTATTTAATTCAATTTTTTACATTTTTTACCTATGATTTTTTGTAGTACGATTCATCATTTCTTGAGTTTTTATACGAATACTTCTGCTACTATATTTCCCTCCTCTATTACGACTATTTTTAGCCTTGTCTTTTCCTTTTTTTCTTTTGGAGTAGATGTCGTTTGATTTTGGCATGATATATTAGTTGGATTGATAACTTTAAGTTTGTTTTGTTTAATGTTTGTGATTGTTGGCATAATAAATTTACAAGATATAATATTTAATTCAATTTAACGTAATTAATTACGAGACCTAAAAAGTCCTGGAGGCGCTAAATTTGGTCCAGGCGTAAAATTTAAAAAGTCGGGCAATAGAGGTTGAGCTTGATGCGTGTGTCGGATTAGAGCGGGTGGTCTCAAAACAAGAGTGTCGTTGTCATCATCATCTAACACGGTAGGCATATTTGAACTTGCTCGTTGAAGTCCTGTAAAGGGGGCATCAATTCCTTGAGACATATTTCTTGCCATAGTAGATACAGCTCTATAACACGATTCAATTGCCTGTTCATTTGAATTATGGACGGTTATAGATTTTTCAGGGTTAAATCCATACCAACCACCGATCTCTTCGGCGTCCATATTAGCTGCCATTAGAATAGCACGACCGCCGTTTTTACGGAATGACAGCATCTTTTCACGGGCTTGTTTCCTACCATTAATGCTGGCATTGTCCTCGCCGTCTGTTATGGCGATTAAAACTATCGCAACATCAGGATTTAATTTTCGGACCGACGGTTGTAAAGACGACAAATAATCGTTCTTTTGCTTTTCTAGTTTTTCGACTTCTTCTATAAGAGTATCATTAAAACGCGTACTAGCGCAAGGTCTCAATCCATCGACGATTTCTTGTCGGAGTGGTATATCTTCCGTCAATAAATCGCGGTCTCGCATTATATCGTTGGCGTTATTATCGAATGCTACAAGCGTAACAATCGTTGATTTTTGTGTTTCGGTTGCTTGTTTTTTGGCGTCTTGTAGTAGATGTTCTGCAATATCGTATTGTTTTCCATTGAATGTTTCCATTGAAGCAGACCTATCTGCTATAACAGTTTTAAAAATTTTTACTGGCATATAGCCTTGGCTTCTAGTTCTTGTTAAACTTGTCATATCGCTTTGTGTTAAAACTAATAACAATAGAAAACGTTATTCAATTTATTTCGAACATGAAAGAATATAATTACAAATTTTAAAAGCTAAATCAAACGAAATTCGTTTTCTAGCAATAGTATTGCTTTCTCTATAATTAGTTAAAAATAATGAATTATATTTATCTCTTTGAATTTTAAGATAAGTATTCATTTTTTCAACTAAATTTTTTTGTTGTTCCAATGATAATGTTTTGTTAATTACTAGTGTAGCATAACTACGAGCTGACAATTTGTCTGTATTATCAATGTATATTTCATTATCATTTACAAGTTTAAATCCCAATTGACTATTAATATTATCATCAATACATTTAAGTAAAATATTACTAATATTTTCTTTAGTTTTTCTTGTTGCTCTTTGTATTTTATAATCTTTATTGATGGGTAGATTATAAATTTCACCACCGATTGTATAATTGTTTTCATTAGATAATGTTATAGTCATTTGTTTTTTACTAGGATAAATATAAATTTTACTATAATTATCATTATCTTTTTTTGTAAAGTAAATACTACAAACAGCGTATTTTGTATCGTCAAAAACTTGTTCTTCAAATATATTAATCATTTTTATTGAATATTTTTCTAAGAACTTTTTTCTTAACTCAATATCAGCTTTTCTAATAGATGAAATAAAGTTTAAAGGTATAATAATAATACCACCACCGCAAATAGAATCTATTAGATTAATAATAAAGCATTTATATAAGTCATTTGTATTGTATTTATCATATAATTCTTTATCTTTATTTTTATTTCTTGCTAGATATGGTGGGTTGGTTAATACAAATTTGTTAGTGTAATCTGGAGGATTTTTCAAAGTATCTTTTTTAATAGCATTTTTATACTTTGGATCAATATCATATGTTTCAATAGTATATCTTTTTTTATTTTTTATAAAATTAATTAAATGACCGTTTCCTACAAATGGTTCAATAATATGGTTTACGTTATTAGGTATTTTCATATTAGATAGGATATAACTAAAATTAGTAGTATAAAATTGGCCGAATTTCTTTTTCTTCATTAAATAAAAAGTAGATATATTTTTAACTATTTTTTATTTTAAATTAAGAATAATTCTCCAAGTAGTAGGCTTCATTTTTATAGTTTTATTGGTATCATTAAATTCAAGTAAATTATAATGAGAAATAGCACCAAAATTAGGGTTGTTGCTTCTTAAAATATCATATAATTCTTGAGTATGTCCGTTTGCTGAACTAGTGGCATTATAAAAAATATTAGCTTTCAATTTCACAAAAATTGCAATTGTATCGCCTGATTTAAAAGGAAAATTATATTCAACATTAACATTATCATTACTAAATCTATTAGGTAATTGTCGTTTGATTTGTTGAAACATAGAAACAAGTGGATTATTACCAGATGCATAAGTATTAGTATTTAATCCGCTTGTTATTTCAAGTCCTATTAATCCGGGTATATTAGTATTAACTATATTATCTCTTATACCTGTAGGATTTTTTACTAAATCAGTCACGTCAGGTCTATCAAAAAAGATAGAAGATATATATTGTAAAAGAAGGTTAGACATAGTGGCATCAGTAGTTTTTCTAGAACTATTTAAGAACGTTCTATCATAATGATATAATTTTTGATTTGATATATCTGTTGTCAATTCAGTTTCGAAATTAGTTTTTTCAGCGGAATCATATTTGAAGGTATAGTTTCCATTAGAATCTACTTTATATTTAAAGTATTTACCAAACGTGCTTGCTTTAGTTTGTTCGCAATGCATAATAAAGTTAGAACTGGAATCCATTGTAGAACTGGAATTGGCTTGTGCGTCTTGAACTTGTGAATTAGCATTTAAATAAACAGGTAAATATAAACTAGCATTACCTCTTAAAAGTTTAACTACATTATAATTTGCGGAATGTAAGGTACCATTATTAGTAAAGGAAGTGACTATTAGTTGAGCGTTATCAATAGTATTATCGAATTGTAACATACCGTCGCTTGGAATTGTTAAAGCACCATAATATTCAGCAAGAGTTGCTTGACTAGAAATTACGAGAGCACAATTAGAAGGAACAGTAATATCATCACCAGCAGCTGGTAATTGATTATTAGGCCAAGTAGCAGGGTCGTGAAAATATTTAACAGCATATCCAGCTTCATTATCAACAGTAATAGTTGAATTAACATTCAATTGTAATTCACCATTCAATTCCATGTGTTTTCCAATTAAGTCAATATTAGCATTTACAAATTTTACACAGGTACTATTGGGAATAGTAATTTTACTATAACCTGCTTGTTGTAGCATATTGCTGCCAATTTCTACAATAATATTGTCGGGAAATGTTAAATCACTTCCACCAACAGGAATTTGATTATTAGGCCATATGCTAGTATCATTAAAAGAAAAAACTTGTCTAGAAACACCATCTTCATCAACTATGATAGTAGAATCAGTATTTAATTCTACAATACCAAATAAGTTTAATGTTTTTGCAACTAATTGAAGATTATCGTTTACAAATTTTAAAATAGAATTATTAGAAACAGTGACATTATCATATCCCAAAGCAGAAAGCATATTAGTATCAATTTTTATAGTATTATTAGAAGGAACAGTAATATCATCGCCAGCATAGGGAACACCATTATTGCCCCATGCATTTGCGTCATTAAAAAAGTATTCAGACATTATTAATATATAGTTGTATAAAATTATAAGTATAATGACTTGTTAGTCATAATAGATTTTAAAGTTAATCTTGGAATCTCTTTCATTTTTTGAACCAATGATAAATTTTCTAGTAATATTGCTGCCTTTTCAATCTCATTTGCGATTGTATTTATTTTTAATATTGCTTTTATAAAATCTCCTAAAAATATACCCCAATATCTAAGTTCTTTAAAAACAGCATTACAATCATTTTGATTTTGACATAGACACCATTTATTAACTAATTCGCAAATATCATATTGAATATTATAATGGTCTATATTATTAAAAGCGTTGATTTCAATATCTTTCCAATACCGGAGTGTTCCTGTGATTTTTTTCAACATAAGTTTTGATTCACTTGAAATATCTATACCATTGAAATTATAAATTTTATTTTCGTCCGAAAGTCGTATGCTAGTAAATATACTAAATATAACAACAAAATCTTGTGGTGTTAATTTTTCAACGCTTTTTTCTTGTCTAATAATAAAATCAGCCATTGCTAAACAAGGTATTTCTTGAAGACAAATTGCGATTTTACCTTTCCTAGTGAGTTCAGCACTTCCTTTTTCAACAAAACCGTCATCATTTAATTTTAAATGCATTTCAGAAATGCGGACAATTTCATTGTCTAATATTTTACCACACATACCATAACTACACATAACGTGTTTTTGAATATCGTTTTTGTTATACATTTGTCTTAAGACATAACTATAATTTATTTCAAGTTTTGATTGTTGCGATACATAACCACCATTGACTATATGACCGTATTTTATTGGCGTTAAATGCTCGTTTCCAAATCTAAATAGATTTACAAGATGATAATTTTTACCTTTTTTATCAAGTCCTCTCCTACCAGCTCTTCCGGCAGCTTGTGTATATTCGGAACTAGTTAGATTTCTAAAACCTTTATCCGAATACTTTTGAAATGCTGTAAATACACAAGTTTTTACTGGCATATTAAGACCTACCGCGAAAGTTTCAGTTGATATCAGTAATGGGATTTTTTTATCAGCAAATAAAATTTCAATCATTTCTTTATAAACTTGTAATACACCAGAATGATGAACGGCTACACCTTTTTCAAGACGCTTTATAATTTTAAAGAATTCAATCGTATTGGTATATTCTTGCCAATTCAATAGTTTTTTTTGTAAAATAGAAGTTGCTTCTTTTTTAATTGTATGGACGGCGTTAGAACCTTCTGGAAATAGAGATTGTTTTATAGAATCGGCAAGTTTATAGCAACCAGCTCTAGAGTAAACATATATAATTGCTGGCAATTCTCCTTTGTTTTTTAGATATTTTGCTACTTCGTTAATAACATATTCTTTTTTCATATAGATATTGTATTTGTTTAGAATTTTTTTAAACTTCGCAATTTTATGAATGTTTTCTTCGTGATATTCTTGTTGCATTTTAATAGGCAATGTTTGTTTTTCTAGTATGTCATCAATGAATTCTTTTTCTTGTGGTGAAAACCGTTTAATATTTGAATGATTGTTTAAGAATAATAAACCATAATGTTCTAATGGAACAATGCGTTTATAATTAGGGCACAAAGCAGTTTTTCTTTCTGTTACATTTGAAAGCCAATTACAGAGAGTTTCAGGATTAGATAATGTTGCTGATAAACCAATAACAGGAATATTATTTGGTAATTTAACAATAGAATCGTTCCAAGCGTCGCCTCTATCTGTAAAAAGATAATGTAATTCATCAAATATGACAGTACCGCATTCCTTTTCATAATTCATTTTGAAATCCAAAAGTTCTACATTTTCATTTCTGTGAAGGAGTTGATTTTGAAGACATTCGGTTGTCATAATAAGAACATCTGCTTCAGGATTATCTTTATTGTCGCCAGTTATTAATCCAAATGATATACTTGGAAATTTATTTTTCCAAGAATTACATTTCTCATTTGATAATGCTTTTATAGGCGAACAGTAAATAACTCTTTTACCCTGTTTTACGTAGTGTAAAATAGCGGCTTCAGCAGCAACTGTTTTACCAGAGCCAGTATATGCTGTAAGAACAGTATTATGTCCTTCAATCATTTTGTATATAGCCCATTTTTGAAAGTTAGATAGTTCAAAAGGAAATTCTGTGAAAAGTTCACAGTTTAATTCTTGGGGAAATTCCCCGTCGCACGTTTCGAACATAGCTTGTGTTAATTCCATCTCTGTATAATTGAATTAAAAAAGTTATTTTTAAATCAATTAATTTTTTAAACCGTATTATGTTATGTCGTTACCCCGTATGCACGAATTGCGCTGCATACGCTTCATCTATACAATCAAACGTATGTGTTTTCTTGTTAGGAGTTTTTTCAGACCAAGCCCAAGTATCTAAGAATTCTTCTCCATCTTTCAACTCATAATCGGGTTTTCTCCAAACAAATTCAATGTCGTCTCCTAATTGTCTCCTAAATGTTCTTTTCATTCTACGAAATATTTTTGGTTTGCCATTATCAATTCCTTCTTCTTCTTCTTTCTTCTTTTTTTCTTCCTCCATTAGAATACACAAATATTTATAAGCTTGTTCTATGGAAGAGAATAACATTTCTTTCTCTTCGCGGTCTTTTCTCTGCACGGCCCAAATATCTATTGCGAGTTCATCTTTTCTTATGTCATTAAACAACCTCCAATATTGATGATCTGTTGTGGAATTAAATAAGGCCTTTTTGTTTACCACTCTACGATAGATGCTTCGTCCTGTGCTAAGGATAACTTTATTCAATTTTTCTTGGTTAATCATATTTTGTTGATGTTTCGTTTTCGGTTCGTTTGTTAATTGATTTTATAAAGTCAAAATATAAAATCAATTTTTCAATAGTAAATACATTATAAAATTATAATTACATTTCAATGAGTCTATTTTATCTATCCATTTTAACATGAAAGAAAAAAGTTATTAAATCAATTAATAATATCCTGGTGTGAATTCGTTACGGTGTCTATTCCATTTAAGAACTGTGTCCCAAAAATATTTATTAGTAGGTTTGCTCCAACCATAATATAAAATCATATCTCTATCATGCCAATAACGATCATTTGGTGGTCTATGTGATGTTATTTCTATGGCGTGTAATTTTAAAACCATATATTCCATTGGTCCTGCAATACCGTATTTCCATATTCTTATTGTATTGTTTTTTTCACTGAAATTATGCCAAGTTGGACTATCTGCTATTCCGGGACTGAAACCAGCCAATACTTTTTTATAATAACAAGGTCGGTGTTTGTCTAACATTTCTTCTTGACATCTTTTTAAATTATCGCGAAAATTGGGAGCGAAATTTAATATATATTCTATAATTACTTTGGGTAGAAGGGTAAAACGCCCTATTTCTTTTAGATTTATCATATGATAATATAATTAATAATTATAGTTTTAAATCAATTATTCTCATAAAAACATCCTATATGATAGACAATAGAAGGACGTCCGTCTTTTAAACTTTTTTTGAACTTATTTGTTCTTCTTCTTTGTTTCGCCGAAGGTTTTAACCAAGAAATACTATAAGACCGCTGGTTAAAATATTCTATTTCCGATATAATTCGTTCCATTCTTGGCAAATTTATTCTTTTTCTTCTATTATAATGGAGTATATTATATCCTCTTCTGTCGCAAGTAAAAGATATAATATATTCAACTATTTCCTCTGGTAATCCCTCTCTCATTATTTTAATAAACATTTTAATACAATTAATAAGTATAATTTTAAATCAATTATTAGCATTTTCTAGACAATCTCATATGTTTTAATCGTTTTAATGCTTTTTCTGAACGATGTAGATCATAAAAGTGCATAGCTAAAAATAAAAAATATAACGGGAAAGCAGAAATAATTTTAAAGATAGGTCTTTTATATCCATATTTTTTCTCATAAAAATCACAAATTTTCCATGTAGCACTCGTTGCTCCAATCATTACAATTGTAGGAATAAAAGCTTTAAATAACTCAATATATGCTGTATAAGACATTAAAAAATAATATAAAAATATATTTATATTATTTTTTAATATGTTAAGACAATTCTGTAAAAGAACTTTTTCTTGTTATAATGTAAATATGGATATACCAATTAATTGGGATGTAATTGATAAAAATGTAAAAGAGTTTAGTTTTGAAGGGGAAACTAAAGTAGCTAAGGTAGTTAGTGTATATGATGGTGATACAGTAAAAGTAGTATTTCCTGTATTAAGAAAATTATTTAAATTTAATTGTAGAATTTCTGGAGTAGATACACCAGAAATAAGAACCAGAAATAAAGAAGAAAAAAAATATGGTTTAATGGTTAGAGATAAATTACGAGAAAAAATATTAAATAAGGTAGTAACGATAAAGTGTGGAGATTTTGATAAATATGGAAGATTATTGATAGATATAAAAGAAAGAGGTGCTTTGACAGAAGAGACAGTAAGTGAATGGTTGGTAAAAAATAATTATGCGTTTGAATATGATGGTGGCACAAAACAAGATTGGAGCGTTTATTTGACTACAATATCAGCAGCATTAGAATTTAAGAAGGCAGGAAGCCAATAAAGAATAACATTTAGTAATGTAAAATATTACTATATATTATATGACAAGTGTAGAAATGGAAACTTTATCAAAACTATCAGACGAACAAAAAAATATAAAAATATTGAATGAAAGTATAGATAAAATAAATGAAACATTAACAGACGGTCAGAAAGCATATGAATTCATGCAAAAACAAACATCAAAAGCGGAAGGAACTGTTAATAAAAAATCACATGAGGAGGATTTAAAAAAATTTAAAGACAGAATAGATGATTTAGAAAGGGTAAAGAAGGAAATAAAAAGTGAAATACTTAAATTCGAAAAGAAAATAGCAGCAAAATTAAAAAAAGGCGGAAGAAGAACGCGTAAGAAAAGAGGTAAAGGTAGAAAATCACGCAAGAAAAAGCGTAAATCAAAAAGAAATAAAAGAAGAACAAGAAGAGCGGGGACATTAAAACAAAGTGAAATACCGGGTGAAAGAGGTTTAACAGATCGTGAAAAAAAATTAAGACTAACAAGAAGTACATTAAAACAAAGTAAAATACCAGGTGAAAGAGGTTTAACAGGTCGTGAAAAAGAATTACGGAGAAAAAGAAGAAGAATAAGACTTGAGAAAGTTGCTAAAAATATAGGCGCAAAATTATTTGGCGTTCACGACCAGTTTAGTAATTTATCAATACAACGTCAGAGATCATTATCTCCGCCAGGTTTTGATGTGTTTATGAAAAATCATAATTCACCACCAACAACACCACTATCAGGGGGAAAGAAAACAAGAAAAAAACGTCGTAGGAAACGACGGCGTTAATTAAACAAAGTGTGGATTCATTAAACGTTGAATACTAAAATATGTAACAGGTTCTTTTTTATTATTTAATAGTTGTTTTAGTTGATTGTCGGGTAAGATTTCGCGTTTATTTTCAGGATTTTGAAGGTTCTTTTCTTGAATATATTTGATAATATATTTAGTTACTTCAGTTCTAGCTGCTTCATATCCATTTGGTTTATTCATAAATTTACATAATTCAGATGAAATTTTACCAGGTACAGCAAAACCAGATGGTTTTCTATTGCCTTTTAGTTTGTTTTTATTGGCTTCTTTTTCAAGAGCTCTCATTCGTTTGTTACAGTTTTTCTCTAACAATTTTACCTGTTTAATTAAACAGGTAATTTGAGTCTTAAATCCACTCAATTCGTTAAGAACATCATTGAACTGTTGTTCTTTCTTCGCAGCTTTAGAACTTTGTTGGTCCATATGTACCTACAACCTTGAAATATCTTTAAATTAATTTTTATATAATAAATATTAATTTAATTATTTAATTATTTACTTCTGATTTATTGACTTTCAGAAGTGCTTGAGTTAGATGCCATTTGCCAAGATTTGCCTCCACTTTCGCCATCTCTTGGACCACCACCTCTGGGACGTGCTTTGCGTCTACCACCACTACCACCACTACCACCACTACCACCACGATTATTGTCCCAATTGCCTTCTCGTTTGTTTTGGGAACTTTCCTTACGCATAGTAGCACGTGTTTCGCACATCAACATACCACTCTTGACACCTGATACACTACCTGCTTGGTATGGGTGATCGTTATTATCACTCTTTCGTAGTTCAAATTCAACATATTCACCTTGAACAAGATATTTATATTGCTCATTTTCAACCTTAATACCTGAATGATGAGCGAATACGTCCTCATTTGCTTGAGGACCTTCAAGAACGGTTACAAAACCAAACCCGGCGCGGTTGTTAAACCACTTTACGCGACCAAGATAGCGAGTGCCATCGAAAACTGGAGTTACTGACTTACTGTCTGTCATTATATAATTCATAGATGAATTCTTTTTAAATAGATTTTAATATTATTATATATCTACATTATTGTAAAAAAGTTTTTTAATTATTTATTCAAAGGTCATAACAATATCATTAGTATTGGCGTTATGAAAGGTGTTTGTCCTACACCCATTTTGAGGATTATTTGCACTATTATTTGGCGCTTGTTCTTGTTGTCTTGATTGTTGTTCATTAATATAATTGTTTATTTCTTCTTGTGACATTTCCTGTATTATTATTTGTGGTTCAGGGTCTGTATATGCGAAACGTTTATACCACATACCAATTTCACAACCTGCTAATTGCAAAAAGATGTCTTTTTGATGACATTTTCCCATAACATCTTCTTCGTTATCGGCGCAAAAATTCCAAGTAAATTCTTCATCTCCACGGTAAAATTTAACTATTATTTGATTCTGTATTTCGCTGTCTTGTGGTATGAATTTCATATTACAGTTTTCTTGATTAATTGTGATTACTTGAAAAGGTGGCATCTTGTTTTATTAATATAATTAGTTTTATTTATATTAATTCAATTTATAAAATACAGTGTTTTTCTCTCCCCAACTCGATGAAATATAAAAAATTATTATTTTAATAAAATCCATGACCCAACAGAAATTCCTGTAATTAACACTATTACCAAAATAATTTTTACATAACTTTTTACATAACTTTTTTCTTTAGTAAGAACAGGAACTAATTCAGGAATTATAGTAAACTCATTATAATCGTCGCTATTACTTCTTTTTCCAAATAAATTCATATAATTTAAAGACACCACTTATATTTAAATGATAAATGATTTAAAAATAATAAATTACTTAATTTAATATGGTTAGTTATTTAATCAGAAATAATATTTCGTTATTGGTTTGTGATATGGCAGGAACAGTTATAAATGAACGGGGTCAAATATACAAATCTTTATTTAATACTTTAAAAGATTTAGGTTATAATCCCAATATCAACGAGATTAAGAATTGGGGAGGAAAACACAAAAGACAAGTATTAACACAAGAGATATATAAAACAGTAGCTAGAGGAGAATATATACCGGTTGATTTAATGTATAAAGTAGATGAAGCAGAAGAAAAGCTAATAGAAGATTTAAGAGATAATTACTTTAATAAGTCTGGCATTTCTTTAGTAGACGATAGTTTATTTAATTTTTTTGATTGTGCTAGAATAAATGGTATAAAAATAGCATTAAATACGGGATATCCAAAAGATTTTCAAAAAGAAATAATAAATCATTTTAATTTAGATTTACATGTAGATGATTTTATATCAAGTGAAGAGGTAAAATATGGTAGACCATATCCATATATGATACATGAATTAATGAATAGATTTGATATACAAAATCCAAGACATATAGCAAAGGCAGGTGATACTAAAAATGATATGAAAGAGGGAGTAAATGCTTGTTGTGGAATTAATATAGGAGTATTGAGTGGATTTGAAAATAAGAATGCTTTATTTGAATCAGGTGCGGACGTAGTTGTTAATAAAATAACAGATTTAAATCAAGAAGATTACTTGCCAGTTTTTTTATTGTAGTAATATATAATGGAAGAATTATTAGAAGGTCTAGATATGGCTGAATTACAAAAAGGAGTAATGAGTGACCCTAATATACGACAGACCGTACAAGAAGTATTAAAGAACCCTGAAGCGTTAAATGAGTTTAAAAATTTTTTTAAAGGAGGAAGTAAATGGAGAAATAAACATAAAAGAAACCGAAAAAAAAGAGGAAGTGGTGGAACACATAGTAAAGCGGGATCACCAACTCCTTTTCATAAACATATGGGTAAGAGTTTGAAAACATTTCCATTTGCTTCGTCGTCGACAACGACAGAAAAAGGTGAAAAAACCATGGAAAGGAGGGGTGGTATAGCGCATGAATTAGG